GGTTGAAGGTCCCCCGTGTGGATCATTACCTCAGTCCTGATGAGATTGATCGCTGGCCCACCCCCTGGGAGTTGGTCAATGATAATCATTACTGCGACCTAGCAGTGTGCCTGGGAATGTTTTATACCATCAGCCTGTCCAAGCACAGCAGGCACCATCCAGAGATAGCTATTTTCAAAGACAGCCAAGATCATGCCTGGTATCATTTATGCCAGATCGGATCTTTCAAATATGTTCTTAATTGGGATCAAGGGCGTGTCGTAAATACACCCACGCTGCCAAGCTCAGCGATATTAGTCCACAGCTATAAAGAAGTTGATCTAGCAGCGCAGCTAGGTTAATATGTGTTTTGCAAGATAGAGAAAGAGGAACCAACATGATCGGCAGAATCCAAGTCACTAAAAGAGATGGTAGCAGGGAGGACTTGGATTTAGAGAAGATGCACAAGGTAGTCTTCTGGGCCACCGAAGGCATCAATGGTGTCAGTGCCAGTGAGGTTGAACTCAAGAGCCACATACAGTTTTACAACAGCATCAAAACCGCAGACGTGCAAGAGACGCTGATCAAGGCCGCAGCTGATCTCATCAGCGAAGAAACTCCCAACTATCAATACGTGGCAGGAAGGTTGATCAATTATCACCTGCGCAAGGAAGTCTATGGGCAATACGAGCCATGGCATATCAAGGATCTGATAAAGAAGAACACGAGTCTCGGTCTGTATGACAGCGAACTGATCGGTTACTATGACGATGAGGAATGGGAAAAGATCAACGGTTACATCAAGCACGATCGCGACATGGATCTCACCTACGTGGCCATGGAGCAGCTCAGGGGCAAGTATCTGGTCCAGAACAGGGTAAACAAGCAGATCTTCGAAACGCCACAGATGGCCTACATGTTGATCGCAGCCACGCTGTTCCACGACTATCCCAAGGACAGCCGCTTGTCTTGGGTGCGCGACTATTATGAAGCCATCTCCAAGCATGACATCAGCTTACCAACTCCTGTGATGGCAGGCGTAAGGACCAGCCAGAGGCAGTTCAGTTCCTGCGTGCTGATCGAGACAGACGATTCATTGGACAGCATCAATGCCACAGCCAGCAGCATCGTCAAGTATGTGAGCCAGAAAGCAGGCATTGGCATCGGTGCTGGCCGCATCAGGGCTATCAACAGTCCAATCCGTAATGGTGACGCAGCTCATACTGGTGTGATCCCATTCTACAAACTGTTCCAAGCCGCGGTCAAGTCCTGCAGCCAAGGTGGCGTCCGCGGCGGCGCTGCCACGCTATACTATCCCCTATGGCATCTCGAGGTAGAAGACCTATTGGTTCTCAAGAACAACAAGGGCACAGATGATACCCGTGTCCGTCACATGGACTATGGCGTGCAGTTCAACAAGCTGATGTATGAACGCCTTATGACAGGTGCCGACATCACGCTTTTCTCGCCCAGCGATGTGCCTGGATTGTATGATGCTTTCTTCCAGGATCAGGATCGTTTCCGCGAGCTTTATGAGACCGCTGAACGCAACACCCGCATACGCAAGAAGCGTGTCAAGGCCATTGATCTCTTTTCTGCGTTCATGCAAGAACGCAAGGACACGGGACGCATCTATCTGCAGAACGTCGACCATGCTAACACACATAGTCCATTCGACGAGACCAAATGGCCGATCAAACAGAGCAACCTCTGCGCTGAGATCGACTTGCCAACAGTGCCGCTCAAGGATCTTAATGATCCAGATGGCCGTATCGCGCTCTGCACCCTGTCAGCTATCAACTGGGGCAATGTCAAGAGCCCCGCAGACTTTGAGAAACCCTGCACACTGGCTATACGTGGATTGGATGCACTGCTCAGCTATCAAAACTATCCAGTCAAGGCCGCATATGAGTCAACACAGGATTTCCGTCCTCTGGGCGTAGGCATCATCAACTTCGCATACTTCCTAGCCAAGAATGACGTCAGCTACAGCGATCCCAAGGCGCTGCCACTGGTGGATGAATATGCCGAGGCTTGGAGCTATTATCTCATCAAAGCATCAGCTGATCTAGCCCGTGAGAAAGGTGCCTGCAGGCTCAACGGCGATCTCAAGAGCTCGAAAGGTATGGTGCCTTGCGACACTCGCAAGACAGACATCGATGAGTTGGTAGCACACACCGAGCGCATGCCTTGGAACGATCTACGCGATCAGCTCAAGACCACTGGCACTCGCAATGCAACCGTGATGGCACTTATGCCAGCTGAGACCAGTGCGCAGATCGCCAATGCTACCAATGGTATCGAGCCACCACGTGCTTATGTGAGCGTCAAGCAGAGCAAGGACGGCGTGCTCAAACAAGTGGTTCCAGAATATCGCAGGCTCAAGAACAAGTATGAACTGCTGTGGGATCAGCGTAGCCCAGAAGGCTACATCAAGCTCTGTGCAGTGCTGCAGAAATGGATCGATCAAGGCATATCAGTCAACACATCATATAATCCAACCTTCTACGAAGATGACAAGATCCCCATGAGCGACATGCTCAAGCATTTGGTCATGTGCTACAAGTATGGGCTCAAGCAGCTTTACTACTTCAACACATATGACGGTGCAGGCGAAGTAGACGTTGACAAGATGGTTGCTAAGGTGGTGGAATCATATACAGCATCAACAGACAGTCACGATGAAGAGAACTGCGATAGCTGCGTGATATGATCAACAGAGGATTGCCCAACGAATCGTTGTGGATAGAATCGTTCGTCAAATCTAAGAGATTTGATGAAGTGGTGCAGGCTGTGAGAGAAATGCCCAGCAACACCATTGTGACCTTTTTCGACAAAGATTCTGGAAATAGGATATCCGGAGAGAGAAAATCTACTCCACGGTTTGATAGTCTGCGCGGCGGAGATATCGATCTGCAACCTTTATACATCCTGGATTACATCACAAGCAAGTCGGATGGAGTGATCTATGACATAGGTTGTGGATATAATTTCTTCAAGAAGTTTTATAACGTGATAGGTATCGATCCCGACTCAGATCAAGCAGACATTCATAGATCATATGATCTATCAATGGCAGCAGAAAATATGGGTAAGATGGACAACGTTTTTTCGATAAATGCCATACACTTTTGTCATCCAGACGAGCTAGGGCAACGAGTCCAGGCATTTTTTGATATGGTCAAACCAGGTGGATATGCTTATCTTGCTGTCAACGTAGCCAGGGTATTCCAAGACCTCTTGGATTTTGATAGGCTACCTGAGGATCAAAGAAATAAGAATGTGAAGGTGTTGTCCAAATATGCCAAAGCAAATGTTCTTGACATATGTCGGGACGAGGTCATATACTGGAAAGACACCATCGCTAACAAGTTTGATAGTTACATGAATGGTAACGTCAAGATATTAATCAGGAAGACGTGAAATGAGCGTATTTGACATCAACAACAAGAGTGACCACACCAAGAGCCTTGCTTTCCTTGATCCCAATGGGGGTGTGACCATACAGCGATATGATACCATGAAGTATCCAACGCTGGACAAGTTCACTGACAAACAGCTCAGCTTCTTTTGGCGTCCCGAGGAAGTTGATATCTTCCGTGACGCCAAGGATTTCAAGGCTCTGACAGAACACGAACAGCACATCTTCACTTCTAATCTCAAGCGACAGATCCTGTTGGACTCGGTGCAGGGAAGAGCACCCAGCGTGGCCTTTGGTCCCATCTGTAGCTTGCCCGAGCTAGAGAATTGGATCACTACTTGGACTTTCAGTGAGACCATCCACAGCAGATCTTACACACACATCATCCGCAACATCTACAGCGATCCCAGCAAGATATTCGACGAGATGATGGACATAGCTGAGATCGTGGACTGCGCCAAGGACATATCCAAGAACTATGACGAGCTGATCGAGCTCAACAATCTCTATCAGAATGATCCAGAGGCTTACAAGGGCAACGAGTATCGTCACAAGCGTGCGTTATGGCTGGCGCTGATGAGCGTGAACATCCTCGAGGGCGTCCGATTCTATGTGAGCTTCGCTTGCAGCTGGGCATTCGCCGAAGTCAAGAAGATGGAAGGCAACGCCAAGATCATCAAGTTCATCGCTCGCGACGAGAACCTGCATCTGGGCAGCACGCAGTTCCTGCTCAAGACACTGCCCAAAGACGATCCAGACTTTGCTAGGATCTCTGAAGAAACAAAGGAAGAAAGCATCAAGATGTTCGTCGATGCTGCCAACCAGGAAAAGGCTTGGGCCCATTATCTTTTCAAAGACGGTAGCATGATCGGTCTCAATGAGCAACTGCTCAATGACTATGTGGAATACATCACAGCACGCCGCATGAGCTATGTTGGTTTGCCTAGCCCTTACAAGACAGGCAGCAACCCACTTCCTTGGACGCAGAAATGGATCAGCGGTATGGAAGTGCAGGTCGCACCACAGGAAACCGAGATATCCTCATACACCATTGGTGCCATCAAGCAGGATGCCAGCACTGACACGTTCAAGGGCATGAGCCTATGAAGACTCTGACCATATACACCAAACCTGGATGCACTTACTGTGCGCAGGCCAAAGATCATCTCAAGAAGCTGGGCATAGGCTATGATGAGATCGACATCAGCTTGGATGAAGCCAAGCGTAACTGGGTTCTAGCACAGGGACACAAAACGCTGCCCGTGCTTTATGTGGGTGAGAAGCTGTTGGTTCCAGGAGGATTTAACGGACTCAAGACCATGCGCAAGGAAGAAATCATGGAGAGATTAAGCTGATGCTGGCCAACAAGCAATACACACAAGGTGACATCGTCACGTTCAAGCTGAGCACGTCAGAAGAACTGATAGCCAGGATCGTGGAGGACACCATGGTTGACTTCAAGATAGTCAAACCAGTGGTGCTGGTGCCCACACCCAATGGTAGCTTGGGCATGGTTCCTGCCCTGTTTTCCGTGGAGTTAAATACTAACAGCATCAGCTTGCAGAAGAGCTCCGTGGTCATGCATGCTGCTACCCGCAAGGATGTGGCAGACGAGTATCTCAAGGGAACCACGGGCATCAAACCTGCTAGCTCACTATTAGGAGTTGGCAATGCCCAAGGTAGTCCGCAAAGGTGACAAGAACTCAGCAGGTGGAATAGCCCTAGAGGGTGATCCGACCTTTATCGTAGATGGGCGTCCTGTGGTGCTCATAGGCACTCCTGTGAGTCCACATAATCCCTGTCCGTTGGTTCCCATACACTGCAATGCCAAGACCGCCAAGGGTGACAAGACCTACATCGTAGGCAACAAGCTAGTGAACGTTGTAGGTGACGTTGATACCTGCGGTCACCCAAGGGTCGAAGGCAGCAGCACCTTCATAGTCGGAGGCTGATATGAGCGGAACCAATACCTGTGCTGGAGGCATGCCGGCTAACGCTAACTTTACACCAGGCAGTCCCACCGGCAACGTAGAGATACCATTCGGTAATGCGCCTAAGCAGAGCCTGATCAATGACATCGATGCAGCAGTGGGCACGCTGGGTGCTGGATGGAAAGCCAGGATCACACCACAGGGCGGCCGTAACGCAAGGCCCTCGGGCACCGATAATCATCCCAACGGTGATGCCGCAGACATCCAGCTATATCAGAATGGCAAGCTGGTCACCCCAAATCAGAATCCTGCTGCTTATCAACAGGTAGTGCGTGGGTTCACTGGCATCTCAAACAGCAAGAACATAAGGCCTGGCATCGGCGGATATGACAGCTTCCTGCATCTAGATCAGAGCCCTTGGCGCCAGCGTGACATCAAAGCAGATCCCGCAGGCACATGGGGCGCTAAGGGTTGGGCTAGCCAAGGCATACAGCAGGGTGCAGCAGATGCGAAATCTGGAAACGTCAATTATTATGAGAACAAGTCAGATGGAACTAGCGGTGAACCGCCTGCTCCACTCGATCCAGCTGCTTCTGGACGTGAAGGACTGACAGAATCTGAGATAGCCAAGCAGAATCAGACCAATTGCACTCCTAGCGATAGCAGCGGCGGAGGTGGTGGGTGTGGTCCTGTGACCGCAAGCGCACCTGGCGTGGCCGCGAGCCTGTTGCAAAATGCAGGCTTGCAGATTCCCACTAGTCTCACTGATCTGGTCAGCAGCGCGGTAAACACGGTCAGCGGTGGAGCACTGGGTGCGATACAGGCAGCTGCCGACACTATCACCAGCGGGTTACCGGGACGTGATCTCCTCGCTACCATCGCACCTGGTGTTGCAAGCACGATCCTATCACCCGGAAGCACTAACAAGATCTCAGGCCTGCTGGGAGCGGTAGCACCTTCGATAGCAGGACAGCTGGGTATCAGCAACAGGTTCTTGGGCAGCGCAGTTGGGCAGGTAGCAGGAAAACTGCTCAGCGGCAACAAGCTGAATTTCGCCAGCACCTTTGGCCTGGCTGCTGCCGCTGTTGGTAGCAGTTTGGGTTTGCCACCAGCCATGAGGCAAGGCGTCAACTTGGTGTTTGGTAATGCCGGCAACATCTTGCAAGCTGCGGGACTAGCTAATCTAGGAGGATATGACAATCTTTCACCAGGAGAGATGAACGGATTCATCACCAAGGGACTAGTGGGTCCGCTTGATGAAGTGATGCTCAACCTAAATGACGGCGGACCAATGGCACAATTTGGTAGCTTGTATCCAAACTACAATGCCATGACCACCCAAGGATACGGAGCTCTGTCGAGGAATCTCAACGGTCTAGGGCGAGATATGCGCGAGCTCGGAAGGCTGGCAGATATGAATGATCTGTTCAGGATAGGCACGGCTGGACAGATAGTTTCACAGATAATGCTGCATGGTGGAGGTTACGAGACCGGACTGGCTTACAAGCTACGTGACGCTGGAATGGACGCGAGATCGATCAATACTTTCGAAGCCGACGAGATAGCACAGGATATGCTGGGCGAAATAAATGATGAAGCCAGCATACAGGCAGCTTATAGGGTGCTGGGAATCAGCAATAGAGAAGGCATCAGCCATCTAGGTGAATTGACTGATCCACAGTTCCTGCTGCCACGCAGCTATGAGGATAATGAATTCGCCCAGCTTAGGGACATGGCACCTCAGCTGACCATGTGCGGCATAGGTAGGATCCAGACGCTGGCCGAACTTGGCCAATTGTTCGATGAGATGGAGACCGTGAACGGCTTCACCGCTTTGAACCAATTGCCTCAGCCTACCACTGCTGAGGAATTGGATCTATTGCAAGCTACGGTAGCACCTACCAGCCATTACAGCGGCACAGGTGATCTAACCATCGCAGATTTCCTAGGCACAGCAGCTGGATACGGACACAGCCAGACGCTGCCATCTATCATAGCTAATCAAGACATCGTTTGGTCAGATCCTATCACCAATGATCTACAATCGCTGCTGACCCTGCAAGCTGATGCTCTCGCAGGCACCTATACCGGCGGTGGATTCGTTACCATCCCCCCAACCGGCGGCTATGCATTTGGCACCTACGGCACGCTGGATGACGCAGTGATAGACATACATCAAGCCATAGACATGGAGATGACCTACGTCAACGACAATGCCACAGGAGAAACAGCAGTGGCACTGTTTGATCTGCAGGCTGCACATGAAGAAAGCGTGGGCCAGCTATGGCGCGAGGAATGGTTGCGCCAGCAACACGGAATAGCACTTAGCAGTGACAGCAAGACAGTTGACAGGGCATACGGAGATGGTTCATCAGTGGTTTTCGATATCACTGGACCTGTATCAAGCTCAAATCAACTGGATGTCTATGTGGCTGGTGTTTACAAGAGCAAATCAAACTATTCAGTCAATATCACGAATCTCACAGTGACATTCACCGCAGCACCTGCATCAGGAGCATTGATAGAGATAGTGTATAGCACAGGACTGATCGCCGTGACCAGCAGCAAGAAAGATGCTTGGCAGTTCGCCACGCAGCTGGAGAACTGGGGCAGCGAGACTGGCTTTGGCAAAGAAAGCGATTTCATCAGCAGGATCGCCACAGACGATGTGCATGGACAGCGCATCAAGGCCGTGATGATACAGGGACGCAACAAGGCAAGAGCCGAAGCATACGGCATTAACTGCAACGGTGCCAATAGATTGCTCAGTGAAAACACCAATTCTAATCCCACAGGTTTGATACAGTATGGTGAGAAGACAGGCATCTGGTCAGATGATTATGTGAGAGCTGCTGACCTGTATCTCCAAGTCAATGATCCTATAGTGCAAACACGCGATGTCTACTATGATAAGCGAATCGAAAGCATGAGGGAATTCCTCATGGATAACAAGGACAAGATAACAGGCGAGGTCCTCGACAACCTGCTGATGATAGCAGATGACGTCTTGTTGCTGACTGATCTAGGTGCCACTGCCTATGATACCATAGACATCGCTAGGGGCGAAGTTGACATCAATCTATACGTGGATTCAACCAAGCAAGGGTTCGTGCTAGGTCCGCAGGATGAACTGATCACCGCCATATTGCAACAGGAAGGGCTCAAGGGCAAGCAACAGGAATACACTGTTATGCCCAGCAAGGCCACCCTGCAATATCTCAAGAGCGTGAACATGGACATCAAGAGGTTAACTGGTGCCATGCAGTTGGCCATGATCACGCAGCTTTGCAAGATATATGGACTGACATTGGGTGACGCTAAATTGATATTCGGGATGCCCAGCGTAGGCAAGACGCTGCTATACAATGCTACCAAGCTCTATTGAAAGGGGCAACATGAGGAAAATACTAGCGGTAATGATCCTAGCGGCTACTCCTAGCCTGGCACAGGAAACGGATGATGGCACCAAGGTCATCAATGTGGCCCTGCCCATGCTCTGCGGTGAATACAAGGCCCTGCGCAAGGTCCTAGACGATGGTGAATACAAGGATCTCAGCATCGGCACTGATCAGATAACCAAGG